AGTTGATGCGCTGACAGGAAAGCAACATACCTATCAAGCGTGGGGTGGGCATATCGTATGCCACACTGACGGGCTTGTCGAAGACGAGACAGACGGAACCGTTATGGTTTTAGAGATCAAGTCTATGAACGACGCTTCGTTCTCTAAGTTCAAGAAGTCTGGCGTGAAGGTAAGCCACCCTCAATACTTTGGCCAAGTTCAGATGATGATGGGCATGGGCGAACTTGAGCAAACACTATTCGTTGCAATCAATAAAAATAATTGTGAGTACCATGTGGAGGTAGTTGATTTTGATGACTTTGAATACTCATTTATCACAAGCAGAATTGAACGAGCCGTATCTAGTCAAGTCAGAAAGATTAGTACAGACGAAACAGACTGGCGATGCAAAGGCTGCTTTAAACGAGGCGTTTGCTGGGGTGACAAAGAGGTTGTACCCAGTTGTCCCACCTGTTCCTTCAGCCTCCCGCGACCCGATGGCAAGTGGCAATGCACTAAATTGGACGACGAAGCCGTCGAAATCTGCCCTAATTACAGGCAGTACGAACCACTCCCGAAGGAATAATATTGTCATGGCATTTGAAAAAACCAAAAAAGAATTTCACGATTTATCTCACAAGAGATCGGAGAAGTTGAGGCAGATAAAGCAATGTGAAAACGATATTGTTTCCATCACTGAGCGTCTTGAAGCACTGGGCGCAAAAGACGACGGAACCCAAGACTTTGTAGATCAATTTTCTAAGGCCAAGGATAAGCGAAGACGTCTGCGGGACGAGGTCGCAGACTTGGAGCATGAAGTTAGAATGACTGAGTCAGAGATCAAAGCACTCATGATGGAGTACCAGTTTGTAGTAGACCTTGAGGATGATGCGTAGCCATGGATAGATCAGACTTACTTCAACAAGCAGAAGCCCTAATTAATGGTTCTAGGGCTACTGATTACGGTTCTGCGCAAGAAAACTTCTGTCGCATTAAGACAGGTTGGAACACTATAATCCAGTCAGCCCTGAGCACTCACGGTGAGATCAACGAAGGTCATGTTGCTTTGATGATGAGTTGGGTCAAGATAGCGAGGCTATCTCAATCCATACACCATGAAGATTCTTGGGCTGATCTGGCTGGTTACGCAGCACTCGGAAGCGAACTTGCTCCCCCTAAAGTATATTCTCGATCTGGAAATGAGGAGAGTCCATCGTCGGACGTCGACCCTGAGAACGTCTAAGGTCAACGTACTCGTTGGACAATTCTTCGCAGGTTCCGACGTGTTGATTTAGTGGCTTGTGCCAACCCGATCCCCACGTGATGTCGAACTCGTAACCCATTTCATGTACTTCTTCTGCCGCAGACTTAATCGCATCAGCGATTTCGTCGTACACTTCTGCTTCCCAGCACACGTCTGATCCGACGTAGGCAACACAATCTATGGCGTGGGAATACCCATCATCTTGAATGAGGTGCTTGGATTTCATTGTCCAGCTTCTTTTAGCAGCGACGTGAGCTTCCTGTTCTTCGATAGTCCTAACGCCACATGTAATTCCGAAGTCTATTTTTGTGCGCGTAATAGCTAATTTAGCTACTTCCACGAGGAAAGGATGCACTCCCTCCAGACGTGATAGGCTGCGCTTGCTTAGTGAAAAACTCATTTTGAAACTCCCTTGAATTTCTCGAATGTTCGTAACGATCCAAGCCCAAGTAACCCGCCTAAGACGGTCATCAGCGCACTCATATCGAAACTTGGTAAGTCTGGGACAGGTTGCCCGGCATAGGTCAGGACGAATATTAATAGTGGCTGGAAAACAAAGTGCCAACCGAAGGCGATTGCGCAAACCCACCCGACAAGTGGACGCCAAGACGACTGAAACCAGTTGCCTTTTGCCTCCATTTTGTTGACTTCAATCTGTGCAAGCGCAACTTCATGCCCCATTTTCTCGGCCATGGTTGCTATCTCATGAGCCATGGCCGACTTTTGATCTTTATCCTCAACGAACTTGTCTAGGATAGCCGACACTGGGCCTATAAGTTTATCTAGCATGGGTATCTCCCGTAAATTAACGTGATGCCATTCTGATAAACTGCTGCTCTTTTGTCGTCCTTACTTCTTTGAGGCGAGGGCTTGCGCCCCCATATACGTGCCGACCACACCAGCTTGGGCTATGTAGAACAACCCAAGCAAATCAGAGAGGGCGTTAACCCTCCCGATTGGAATGATCGGACTGAATAACAGAATCGTAAACACAAGCATGGTGGCCATAGCGCACCATGCCATGCGTTCTTGTTGCTGAAATTTCTCTTCCTTCAGCTCCAACTCAAGCATCTGTTTGGCTTTCGCCATTTCTTCGTCAGTCACCGTACCGTCTTTATTAATGTCATACTTGTTGAAGCTAGAGTCATCCTCTAGCTGCTTAATCATGAGTTACCAATTCCTTTTCCGAGTCCATTACCCCCAAGTCCTGATCCAAACTTGCTCTTACGCTGGGTCTGTTCTCCAGCAACCGTGTCTACGATACCCTCACGCGCTGCCCGTATTCCGCCAACAATGGGGATACGACTTGCAAACGATCTGGCTCCTGACCTTTCCTTGGCGTTGCTATCGTCATTGCCAAGAGCCATGTCATACGCGCCAGCCGCTACATTAACACCGTCACCAAAAATCATACCGAATGATGGCCCTGCTATTGTAGAGGCTATTCGCGTCGCACCGTAAGCTCCGTTATCAACTTGCTGTACGGTGCTGTGAAGTATGTCTGCCATCAGACCAAGCCCACCCATTTGCAGCAGACCCTCGAAGTACCAGCCAACAAAGTCACTGCCGTCACCATAAGTCTTGGCATCTCCACCTAGCATCTCAGCTAACTGACCTATGTTTCTGACGCGAACCTCTGACTCATTTGAGTCCTCACCGCCTCGGAACTGAACCACGTCTTTTACTGCCAGAGCACCCATACCCATTCCCGGCCCGACTGTTGCCATATACATAGCTGGCTTAAAGTTACCTTGCTTCGCCTCCTCAACAACATAACCAGACAGACGTTGCATCATTAGTGGGAAAGACTTTAGCTGAAATAACATAGCCATCCACGGGTTGTTTGTAGACATAGGCATATCGTTAGGATTTGGCTGGAATATAGTCTCATCCGTAAACCTTAGAACAGCAGTCCTAACAGTTCTGTCAGTTAGAAGTTCGTTGTCCAAGGCTTGCTTGCCCCTCGTTCCGTTAGGCAAGAAATCGGCCATGCCGTATCGAGTTAAGTATCTATGAGCAGTCCTATACTGGGTGTTCTGCTGGTTCACAGGCCGACTAGGATCGAAATGCTTGGAGGCTTTTGTTTGCATAGCCTTGAAGCTGTTAAAGCCAACCATGCCAGATAGCTGCCGCTGCACATTCGTCCATCCAGTTAGACCCGTGAAGTTAAAGAACGCTTGAGACATCTTATTATCAGGCGAGCCATACATGTAGATCATGCGCTCATGGATAATGTTTTCCATGGAAGTGCCGATGTCATGAATGGCTTTCTTATACTCAGGGTCAGTCGCCAGTTGGAAGATACCCTTCGCCCAAGACTTCATTGACCCGCTTCGTATAAGAGGTAGAGCCGGATCACCCAATGAACTGAGTGTAGTAAATCCTAACAGCGTAAGATTCTGGGCAGTCCTCATTACTTTGGAGATGTTTCGTGCCTGTTCGCTGCCAGAGTTTGAGGTCGGCTTTCGCATGACGAGAGCCATTGCGTCGTTCGCAAAGTTCACGTCTTCTTTTTGAAGTCTGGCTTGCTGTCCACCAAAATCCTGGAGAGCACCCATGATTGCGTCTGCTCGCCTTGAGTACGCTAAACTAGGCGTACCATCTGAGTTGACCGGGGCTTTACGAGCCAGCAATTCTTTTGCCGCAGCAAATCCTTTCTGTTCATACATCCTTACTAACTGGTCTGCGAACTCTTTACCTGCTGCTAAGTCCCCCTCGAAAGGCATGAATGCAGTTGTGCTGAGTTGATACTCTGTTGGCCCACTTACCCCCATGGTGTTTCTATTGACCACAAACTCCCTATTTGTAGACAGAAGTTTAGCAATACCTTCCCGACCTTTTTCAAGAACAGTCATGTAGTCTGTGTAAGCATGTGAGTTTTGACCTAGCTTCTCCATGTATGTCAGACGTCGAGTTGTTCCCTCGAAGTATTTAATCAGCAAGAATCTGAGGTCATCCTCTAAGAAACCTTCGAGTGCTTGCATAGCCGCAGGGTATTTCTCCAACTCAATCATACGACTGTAATCAACATGATCGCTGGTAGGATTCTTAGACCCACCCATAGATGGCTGCATCTGACCCGTTTCTTCATCAGTGCCAAGTTTTAGGAACATATCCTCTGCGAAGTCATTAACCTCTGCATTCGTAGGAATGTCAGCCCCCATCGCAGTCTTCTCTAGCTTGTAGTAATAAGCCATAGCCTCTTTAAACTCGCTAGAGTTTGCTACTATCTTGTCCTTGCTCCAGACGTGAGGCATGTAGTTAGGGCCACGATCACCGATCATGACTCCCGCTTTGCGCAGGTCTGTCAGTTCCTTTCGGAAGGCTGCACGTATAGCCTGAGCAACTTTCTGCTCCTCTGGGGCAAGATTTTTATAGGGTCGTGACGTCTCGCCATGCCGTAATGCTTTAACAATTTTCTTATACGACTGCGGCTGGAACCTTGCGGCTGTATTTGTTGGGTTGTTATCCTTCATCCAGCGCATGAGTGTGCCATCAGCGTCAGGTAATGCCTTGAGCATTCCCTCAATAGGCATGTATTTCTGCGCAAATGCTTGAGATTGATCTGGCCAGAAGTTCTTATACCAGTCACCGAGCCACGTCATTCCGACATTATTCAATCGGTCTGACTGACTTAGTAAGAAGCCTTTTGAACTACCTCTCTCTAATGCTTTAGTTTCTTTAGGGCTGAGTGTTCTTCCACGCATCATTGACATAACTGCGCCCGACGTTGATGGATCAACGCCAGTTCCTTCTAGCATTTCGCCAAACATACCAGCGTCTACGTCCTTAACAGAATCAATATTTTCATTGATAGCTATCTCTGTAAATAGGTCGCCAGCATCTCCCCGGCTAATTGGTGCGGGTTCACGATGGTACAAGGAAGCATCAGTAGCATCGAAATCATCTGCCTCGACGTGCTTCACGTTAGCGGGATCGAAGACTACAACACCTTGGTAACTTATGCTGGAGCCTTCATAGGTTTCAGCGTTAGCCATTCTATCTGTGCCATCAATATTTACAGTGTTGTCATGCGTTGTAAGTATTCCATCATGGCCCAAGTCTTCTAGCGTTTCATTCAGCTCATTCTGAGCCTGAAGTTTGTTACGACCACTTTGACGGTAGAAAGATATGAGAGCTTGATAAGCCTCCGGCCCAGCCAATCCACCTTCATTGAAGTCTGCTAATAACGAGTTGATTGCCTTTTGATTTGTTGTTTCTGTCATCTCAGCATGTCTGAGAACCGACTGAATAAGTGGGTCTGCTCCGCCGTGATAGATGGTTCCACGTTGGAAATCGACAGGGTTCTTAACGCGAACATACGTTGGCAAAACAAGAGGATCACTCTTAATACCAGCTTCAGTTAGGGTAGTAAGATAAGACTCTTCCATCTCTACCAAGTCATCAAGTATTTCCCGTAGCGCACCCAAGTTTTCTGCATCCATATCTGATGCTTGAGCCATGTAATACTTGCGCCGATACTTGGATATAGACTTACGAACTTCGTGTAGGTCTATTGAGTCGAAAATAAGCTCTTCCTTAACCTCATCACTTATGTCCGCCATCTCCATAATCTGAGAGCGCATCGACTCCGGGGTCGGCTTGCGTGAGAAGACTTCGCTCGCAACCGTTGGGCTGTTCGCTAAATAAACTCCCGGCCCGTAAAATCCACGGACACTTGGGCGCAAGATTACGTCTGGGCTATCGCCCCTATTGAAAGCATAGCCATTTGGTGTGCCATGGTAGAACGGAATGACACGATCATTACCGCCATTACCTATGCCATTGCCTACGAAGTCTTTGATCTTAGCCATTCGTGGTCTGGGTGAAGATGAGAAGCTATCGAACGTCGCAGCCGCTGCAATACTTGGATGTAGTGCTGCTCGTTGCTTAGTAACATCTGCTAGTGGCGACTTAGATGGACGCTCAAACATATCACCGTACAGGAACATACGACGGAACTGCTGCTTAATATCATTTCGTCCGACTAAGCCATTGACGACGTAAGAAACATACTCGACCATCTTATCTAAAGCACGGTCAAAAGAGTTGCGCATCTTCAGCTTAGCAATGTCACCAGTTGCCATGGCTTCAAGTATGTTACCTCTAGTAACACGCTCGGCCATGTACTCAGCTAATTTCTCAGAAAACCACTCCTTCACAAGAGCGTCATTCTTGTTAGTGAAGTCGTTGTACTTGTTGCCATATGACGCAATGACACGGTTCTTTATTGTGTCACTTGAAGCTGAATATGCTTCTCGAATAGCATCCATCTCAACACTATCTAAGACATCTGATCTTACGATCATATGACCTATCTCGTGGACTACATCGAATGGCGAAGTGTTACCTTTAGTAAGGCCAATGGATAAGCGGCGTACATCGCTTCTTAGCTTCTTAAACTCCGGGCTTCTCAAGTCTGCGTAAGACGCGGATGGTGCTTTGTCTGGATCACCCCCGGCAAGTCTTACCAAGTCTTTAGAAGACAAGACGTTAGTATCAGCCAGATCACCCTTAACAGTTTTACCCATCAGGTTAATCATGCGGTAGGTCATAGTTCTTGCTGTTTGCTGTGCTTCAGGATCACGATGAGTGATGAAACTTAGCATCTCCCTTACCGCTGCTCGTGAAGACGCAGGGATACCATCATTAGATGGGACACCCATGCTGTCATTTACTTCACGCTGAATAGCCTTGTTAACTACAGTCGCGTCGATTGTAGCAAGACCCTGCTTCTTCAATCCTTTATTGGTTGCTCGCCGTTGCAGCTCATAGGTCAGCTCACTAATTCTATCGCTATCGCCCTCATACAGAGCATCCATCAATTGATCTCGAATATCAGGTTCTCTTGAGTTCAAGACTTCACGAGACACGCCGACCTTCTCGGCGGGTAGCGGCTGAGCTTTAGTTTTGGTTACGATTTCTATCGCTATCTGGTCGCCACGTTCAGACCCACGATGATCCACATACATCTTATGCAGATCAAGCAGTTGTGATGTCTTGATCTCTGGCGCAGTTGTTGCGTCCAAGTTGCCTTTTTGCTTAGCTCTAGGCCGCTTGTTAGCAGGTGTCTTTGCTACAGTTGTAGCTTCTTTAGTTAGGGCGTTTTTAGCACGAACATTCTGCTTCTTGGTTCCCCTAGCTTTAGTGCTGGCCTTGGCTCGCACGGGATTTTCACCGTCCGCTTTAATCTTTCCACCAGACGGAGGACTGCCACCTTCTGCATTCCTGTAGGCTGTTTCAAGACTGCGCTTAACAAAGCCAATCATTGACTTAACCGACGACGCATTGAGGTTTTTCATTCCTCCGGGTCGAGTTAGGTCGCTGATCGCCGGGTTGTCAGACGCAAAACCTTTCAGGTAGAAATCTCTCAGTGCATCAGCAATGGGTAATGGATCATCCATAACCGTCATGCCTTCTTCCAACCAAGCTGGCTTATAGCCAACCAAGTCTTGTCCAAGACCTTCGTATTTAAATGGCTTGCCAGTGACAATTTCATCAATGTTTTGTATGCGTTGGCGGATGATATTAAGGTTACCCTTTTGGAACCCCTGACCACCAGCCGCAACAGGGCCATACACTCCCGTGTTTGGTCGAGCTTCGGTTCCCCGCTTCGGGGCCATTGATAATAAGACTTCACTCACGAGAACACGGTGTGCTTCGATGATACCTTCGGGGCTATCCCTAAGAATTGCGTCCTCGATGTCAGCCTCGGCTCGCTCAATACCCATGAATCGAGCATTTATATGCTGGGCATTAGAGGTGCTTGGTGTCGCGTCACGACCCATCATAATGCCAGCGCGTTCTGAATCGGGCAGTATCTTGGAGAACAACGGCTCTAAGTCTGGATGTATCTCAGCGTCGTTAGCGTACCTGTTAAAGATGTTCTCGACATAACGGGCAACCTTGCGCCAGAAGACTTCGTTCTGGACTAGATCGCCAGACTTTTTGCGTGAAGCCCATAGATCAAACTGCCATGCAAAAAACTCTTGAGGGCTTTCGTAGAAATTAAAGTCTGTTTCCGTGGGCCGACTAGCAGTGATGTCATCATTAACTTGCGCATACTTAGATAGCTTATTCTTTTGGTACGTCTGTTTGCCGCCCGGAGAGTATGCTTCTTTAGCAACATTCCAGAACTCGGCACGATCTTTAGGCGTAAGGATATGCTCATAAGCCCAGTGTGCAACCTCGTGATATAGCTTAGATATATTTGGTATCTCGTCGTACTTGCCAAAGTTTAGGAGTACGTCTTGCTCTGGTGTACGGTTCGGATCAATAGAGGACGTAACCATGGGGTTGCCACCATCAGATCGAGCCTTAATTGCAGGGCCAATCGCAGTGTCGCCACCAAGACCTCGTATAAACTTAATCGCAAGATCGACTTCATCTGGCGCATACTTGGAAAACAGATCACGGACATTACTAACAGCTTTTGCCCTTGCTTCTTCTCCAACACGGATACCATTAGGCGCAAGCTCGGAATACTTTGCTTGGAGTAATGCGATTGCTTCGCCCAAGTCTTCGTGTCCTTGAGATGTCTTTCTCCAAGTCATGCTTTCTGCTGTTTTAAGACCCAGCCAAAGCTCTGATACTGTGTACTTTTCTTTATCGCCCTTCTTTAAGAATACCATTAGCTGACGCTCTCGTGGAGAAGCCTCCCAGTGCGTCTTAGCTGCGTCTTCTGGGCTTAATGATACGTGTGCTGACGCTTGGCCATCAGTTACGATTGAGCCGGATGCCCCATCCAAGTCTGGATTTGCGGGTAGCGTATCAAATATCTCAGTTAAAGAAGTCTTGCCACGTGGTGTGGTTGATGGCGCATAGCGTATATCCCAATCAGCAGGGTCTGGCTTGCGCGTACCAATGACGTCCGCAGCCGTCGCTCCCATGTCCGCTTGTTTCTTTGACATCATGCGGATGTTTGATGGGTCAGACTTCTCGCGGACAACGATAAGCATATCGCCCTTCTTGCCCGGAGTTGCTGTTGCTTTCTTCTTGCTCGTATTAGCCACAGTATCAGCGAGTTCTTCAGCTCGTGCGACCAAGGCTTTCCTAAGAGCCACAGGATCATCGCTAAGCTCAGCAATCAAGTCGCCCATGTTCTCTTCAAAGCTACGCGAAACTGGCTTTGACGGAGCTTCTGGAGCCTCTACGATATCAGCAGCGTCAGGTGTTTCTACCGTCTGCTTGATTACGGCCTTGCTTGATACGCCATCTCTGTTCTGTAAAAGGAAATCTATGCTCTCGTAAGAACGCTTTGTTACTGCGTCTGCATAAGCAACCTCACCACCCCTCATGACCTGACGGCCATTGGCGGTGTTTACGACTTCACCTCTTGCTGTTGTGTATTCAACAATACCCGGAGCTGAGCCACGTTCTGCACGGTCAAGACCATTGATCTTACGTGCTCGCTCAGCATCCATGCCGTTTGCAATCATCTTATCTGCACGGCCTTGCGCTTGTTTAAGCGCATTGCCTTTTAGCGGAGATGCTGGCGGAGTTGTTGCTTCAGCAAGAGCGGCCTCAAAGCCAAATGTTGACGGCGTTACTCGGTTGCCACCAGTAACGGTGTAGTCCGATCCCTTTGATATACGTGTGCCTCGACGTAGCTGACCCTGTATGCGGCCAGCAGTGTTGCGGCCAGCAGTGGTAAACTTAGACGCATCCTCTATAGCCTCACCTGTACCACGCACAGGAGTTGCATCTCCTTGAGTACGTCTGTTGACGAGTTCGAGGTTAGCCATAGCTTCGAGAGTATTATCTGAAGCATCAGGGTATTCTCGTTTCAGCTCACGCTGTCTTTTCTTTAGGAACGTCTCTTCCGTTTTTGTCAGACTCATCGACATGGAAGATTCAGATTTATTAGTAATTTTGTTGTTGGTGTAGTCGAAGAGTGCCAACAGATCGTCTTTGCTGGTCTGGGTCTGACCAGAAAAAAGATCGACAAGGTTGCGAGCATCAACGTCATTGGCGTTGCCAGCCGCTGCTATCTCAAGTATTTCGTCTAGCTCTGACCTAGCCTTGGCCGCATAAGCGTCTTCAGCTCCACCTTTACGAACCGCGATTGCCTTGCGTACCGCACCATTGGTAAGTCTACCGTCTTTTGCGCGAGCATCGCCCTTGATAGCCCTATAATCAATTCCCTCTGATAACGCCCAGCCACGAACTTCGGGCAGTGCTGTGTTGGGAGACTGAAGATATTCTTCAGTGTCAGCGGAAGCCTTAATCTCTTGGCCATCCTCAGACTTCATCGTCTCAATTTGCTTGGATAGCTGACGCCTAGACTTGGCGTTCATCTTGCCTTCAGGAGCCTCGATAGCCCCCGTGCTTATCCAGTCATCGAGCATGTCTCCATCAACAGAGTTCTCAGCAAGGATATCCTCTATTTCAGTTTTAACCTTGGCTGTAGTGTAAGTGAATGCGCTATATGTGGGGCTGTCGTCAGGCGGGGGAGGGCCACCATCAACAACTTCAGGTGCTTCCGTAGAAGTACCAGCTCCGGCCCCAGCGGAGGATTCTAAATCTGCTTCTTCAGCGACTTCGCCAACTACTTCTTCGCCAGCGGTTGCGGCTAAACCCTCTATTTCTGGTGCGACGTCATCCGCGTCTGGAGCAAAGCCAAGTATTTTACGCAGGTCTTCAACCTGAGCAGAGATAATGTCTGGGTCTGCATCAGCGTCTATGGTTTCTATAAGAACCCTGAATTGCTCTTGAGCGCGGTTGAACTGGACTATCCTCGCCCTGTTTTCTTTGAGCTGACCTTGATCTGCTGTTTGAGCTAGGGCGCGTATCTCTTCCTCTTCGTTCATGATGCGGGACTTCATCCCATCAAGGACGTTCACCGTGTCTCTGAACTTACGAAGGTCGTTGATTTCGCTCTCAGGAACGCCATCCTTCATAGCGCGTACAACGCTATCTTCAGCTTCCTTCTTCACAAGGTTCAGCTTAACGGCTGACTCGCCATACTTCTCATTGAACGCAGCTTCGACAGGGTCTATCGGTGCTGCTTCCTCTACTTCAAGAGGTTCGTTTTCAGCAAACCGAGCGCGTGTACCGTCTGGGTCTGCAAGAAGTTGCTTTGCTTGGTCATTAGTTAACTGACCTATCGTGCCGTCATCAACACCCAGCTCTCGCAGGGCTGAAACATTAGGATTAGCGTTACGTGCGCCAAATGCACCAGCACCTGCGCCCAAGACACCACCAGTTAATAGCCCAGCTCCAGCTCCAAAGGCTGTGGAACCTAGTATTTCTGTCTGAGATATTTCGTCACGAAGGCCAAGGGAAACATCCCTGGCTTGACCAGCCGTATTGATGATACCTTCCTGAGCACCACTAATTGCAGCCTCAGTAATAGCACCAGTCTTAGCACCTTGCTTGATGCCAGCATACATGGCGTTCTTGCCCTGCGTTGCAGCCAGACGTGCGGCTGTACCAGCAGACGCGAAGCCTTTTGCGACAGGAACGAGATTGAGGGGGTCAGTAATTACAGCAGGGACAGCATCCTTGAGCATGTCCCAAGCACCTCGACCACCTTCTTGATAGAAGTTGGGAAGCCTGTTGTAGACTTGCTGGATGCGGTTCATCCGAGTTTTTTGTTCTGCGCCAGCTTGCTGTGCTTCGATAGCACCCATCACGGCAGAGCCAGTATTGAGAAGTTCCCACGTATTATCGCTAAAAAACTTGTCAATCATGTCATCGTTGGAAAGATAACGGGTTCGTTGTCCCTTATCTTGGTAATAAGAGCGAAGGTCTTCTATGAAGCGGGGGTCTTTTAGCTGGGAAACTACGTTAATGTCTTGAACGTAGTCTTGTCCCGTTAGTTGTTCTGGCTCTTTAGCTTGGCCA